TGAGTAAAGTTGCAAAAACTTGCTTTATTGAATGAAGGATGATAATGGCCTTGTTCGAAATATACCAAGCCATGTGTGACACCGAGGTGTATGGTGAAACATTGTTTGAGATGGCTAACTTGCATAAGAGCAAGCACGGTATAGATGATGTGGTCATTTGGGTAGGCAAGGCAAATAAACAGCACGGACTACGGGTTAAAGTGTCAAATGTGAAAAACATGTTTGATCCGAATGATTGTTTTGTGATCCAGATGCCACAACTTGACTACAACCACAAAGCGGTAGCAAATTGGATCACAAGTAAAAAGTTACAAGAGGTGCTGGCTTGGATTAAGCTAAACCAACATGTTCTGTATGATTATGAGAATGGTGTTATCGACGACACTGATGAGTTCTTGAAGAAACTATCAAAGGTATAAAATGAAAATTAGAGTATCAGAAGTTTTCCGGTCAATTCAAGGCGAGGGTGATAGAACGGGTGTATTGTCAATTTGGATTCGGAGGGTTTAAATCCTTGGCATAAATAAGATAGAGCGGAGATTATTATGCACTACCTTATGATAAAGAAATGTATGGGAACCGGATTAAAATATCTATGTAAGACGTCAAGTGCCAAAGTAGATAACGACAGGTTGCACCTGTATCGATATAAAGGGTCAGGGGTAAGATGGTTAAATCACATCAAGAAACATCGAAGCTGGGTAGTGACGTGTGTTATTGGCTGTTATAAGACTAAAGAAGAGTTGGCAGATGCCGGGCTATTCTACTCAAAACTGTTTGATGTTGTTGGGTCAGCCGAGTGGGCTAACCTAACTGAAGAAAGAGGTGATGGCGGGCTAATAGGATCAGGCCAACTCGGCAAGAAATGGAAGATGAGCGATACTGCGAGGCAAAATGTAAAAGCATCTAGAAAACAGATGTCCATTAGTGGCCGACTTAAAGAGAAAATAGAGAAAATGACACCAAAGATATCAGGAAAAAACAACTATCAATTTAAAGGGATGGTACAAACCCCTTGGGGAACGTTTGACTCAATGACTTCTGCAGGCATCGCAGCAGCAGCATGTCGAATAGCAGGTAACAACAATGTGATAACAGATGGCGCCACATTGCGGAAATATATTGAAAATCTATCTACACCGTTGGCGAAAGATGGTAGACGAACTCCACCTAGTTGGCGAGGGAAGACCCCGTTAGAAATAGGATTTAATTTGTTACAAGAAGGAAAAGACGATGTCTAAAATACGACTAGCAGAGCCAGTGTTTCGCAGTATACAAGGAGAAGGCGACAGAACAGGTGTAATATCAGTTTGGGTGCGCTTCTTCGGATGTTCGCTTCGTTGCCCGGGATTCATGCAAAAAGAACCAACAGATCCGAGCACCTATATTAATCCGTTGCCATTGCCCCCTAAAGACTATAAATCACTAAGTGATTTACCAGTTGTTAAATATGGGTGTGATTCGTTGTACGCCATTGACCCTAGGTTTAAGCATCTAGCAACTGATTACAGTTCTGCAGCAGACCTCGTCGAAAAAGCAATCAAGCCTTTGCTATATGACGGTGAATGGATTCACCCTGTTACAGACAACAGAATCGAACTGTGCTTCACTGGTGGCGAACCAATGATGCAACAACAAGCACTGATCGACATTATGAAGGAAGTTGATGTTATTGGCAACAGCATCAAGGTACAGATTGAAACAAACGCAACAAAGCCGTTAGACAAGAAGTTTGTTGAGTACGTGATTGCTGAACAGCCAAACATCCACTTCAACATGTCACCAAAACTATGGCACGTGTCTGGTGAAGGGGATGCTGTGAACTACCACATTATCAAAGCATACCACGATCTAACTAAGTCATCCATTCTGAAGTTTGTTATCAACAATGATGACGAAGCGTGGGACGAACTAAACAAGCACGTTAACCAGCTACGTGACTTTGGTGTTACTGTGCCGACCTACGTGATGCCGGTTGGGGCAACAAAGGAGCAGCAAGAAGACTCTCTCGTTATTAAGATGATTGCCGAACGGGCTGTGAAGGAAGGGTACCATGTTTCTGGACGTTTGCACTGCATCTTGTGGGGGAATGGTATGGGCGTCTAGGCTCATACCAGAACCCGACCTCGCGTCGGGTTCTACCTAACCATTCTTTAGGAAAAGTTGGCTGCTTATCAAGTGCCTGCCTGGTAATAACTTTATCACTCCGGCACCAGACATATAAAGTATCTCGTGAGTAGAATTTCATTCCCTCGGTTATCGTAAAATTACCGAGTGGAGTGTGGAATATCCCAGACGTCGGGTGTTCGCGAAAATACTGTTTCATTTTTTCGCTGTGGGCAGGTCTCTTTTTTCCTGTGTTTAGTCGAACCATCTTTTCTAGATTCTCTTGTATTTGTGCCTGTGCTAATGCGGACTTTTTTCGGCTGGCAGACATTGTTGCTTTCTGTGACTCGGTTCTAGGTTTACGTAGTTTCTTGATTGTTTCTTCAGAGCATTTGCGGCCGGATGTGCCATCACCGCCGTCAGTTTGATTTTCAAGAATGCCAGTGCCCAAGTCTTTTCGGCCCCACCATTTGATCAGGCGCCGCTCAAGGGCAAAAGCGCCAAGCTCAGTCAAATTAGATTCAAGTATTACAATTGGGTTATCCCCGGGCTTAACACGGTGCATCGAATGGTCCCAGGCTCGCTTACCAGTTCCTTTACCAATATAGTAAGGAGTTCCTGCCGATGATGTTATACTGTTGTTACTGCGTAAGTATGCGTAGACGTAATAAATATGATTGCTGGACATGTTATCTCCTTTGATAATGTTAGAATGTCTAGAGCACTTGGGAACTCCAATTCCGCGAAGTGCACTCTTATTTTACCGTTCTGATATACAACAGCAGGATATTCAGTTACAATGTAACACGATGGGGTCATAACATGTTCGAAAAAATAAAATCACTATTTGTAAAAAAAGAAGTTACAATAGAAGAGCCACTCGCGCCGCCTCCACTGTCACCGAAAGACGAGGCGACGAAGAACGGCGAGCCGTATGTCACAATTGTATCGTTAGAGCTCGACACTGCTGACATTGGTGCAGGATCCTTTGAGCTCGACTTTAACGACATCTTCGTCGCAAGGCTTATTAAGGCAGGTTACACAGGCAAGACTGACGCAGACATCGTGGACCAATGGTTCACGAATCTTTGTCGTCACGTAGTAATGGAAACGTATCAGCAATATGAAGCAGACCCTGTAGTACGCATGAATCATCAAAACTTTCGATAACATCAACCTAAGGAAAAAGAATGAAACCATTTATCGCTTCCCGCACCCCGCTACTTGACATTCAAAAATGCCAACGACTTGGTGGTGGCATGTATGGACTAGTGCTAGTTGCATCAGATCGTGCTCGCGCAATTGCGAAAGCAAAAGAAGCCGAGAAGCCAGTTGTTACTGCGCTCCTAGAAATCCAAGACGGCAAGATTGACGGGTGGGAGTACTTGCGGCAGGTGCGAGAGCAGAATGTGGCGAAGCGCGCTGGACGTAGTGGTCCATCTTCGAGGTTTGTGAACAAGTGAACAAGTTTCTCCTGATCGACCTATCTAATTGCTTCCACCGTGCAAAGCACGTGGTGCACAAGCAAACCACGATGGAAGATAGACTTGGCTTCTGTTTGCACTCATCGTTAGGGATGATTGCAAAGCCATGGCGGATGCAGAAAGCAACGCACGTTGTAATCTGCTTAGAAGGCCGCAGTTGGCGCAAGGACTTCTACGCTCCATACAAGAAGAACCGCGAGGTTGCACGTATGGCGCTGACAGAGTCTGAGGAAAAAGAACAGAAGTTGTTCAATGAAACATATGCAGAGCTCATTGACTTCTTGGAGAACAAGACTAACTGCACTTGCTTACACCATCCAATCCTAGAAGCAGACGACTTGATCGCAGGATGGATTCAAAGTCACCCGGATGATGAGCATGTTATTGTCAGTTCCGACACAGATTACTACCAACTTATCTCCGAAAACGTTGTCCAATATAACGGGATTACTGACGAGACAATTACTCTAGGTGGGTTCATCAACTATAAGGGCAAGCCTGTTCTTGACAAGAAGACAAAGGAACCTAAGTTACTTGGTGACCCACAGTGGGTCCTGTTTGAGAAATGTATTCGAGGTGACGCAACAGACAATGTGTTCAGTGCGTTTCCAGGGGTGCGGGTTAAAGGTAGTAAGAACAAGCCTGGATTGCAAGAAGCATACGCTGACAGAAAAGGCAAAGGGTATGCGTGGAATAATGTGCTACTCCAACGATGGATTGACCATAATGGACAAGAACACAAAGTTATAGATGATTACAACAGGAATGTTACGTTGATCGATCTAACGGCACAGCCCGAGCATGTTAAGCAGGCTATGGCAGAAACGATTGCTGCAGGTTCTGTTCACAAGGAGAAGCCGATGGTAGGTGCACAGTTCCTCAGGTTCTGTGGCAAACATCAACTAGTCAAGCTGTCAGAACAGGCGCAAGCATTTTCAGAAATTCTAAACACAGGGTATCCATCATGAACAGCACGTTAGCGTGGGCACATGCAACACTAATACCAAAAAAGAAGGACGAGGTCTTTGTGTCAGGTAATCCCCTTGCAACATTTGCACACAAAGACGATTTTGCTGTTTGTGAACTTGTTAAAGCCTCACTTAGTGAAGGTCCGTGGATTGCAGGTGGCGCAGCGTTATCGTGGTACAATCGTTTGCCCACTCTTGAGAATGACATTGACGTTTTCTGTAAAGATGCTGATCAAGCAAATCATGTGGTGCGACTCCTTAACACAGAATCAAACGCGACGATGATCTGTCAGACTGCTAATGCAAAAACGTTTGAGCTATATGAATACAACACCAACAAGAATGCGAGACGCAAGTTGAACGGGCGAAAGAAAGTACAGGTTATCACCTGTAAGTATTTTGACTCTGCACAAGAGGTCATTGATGATTTTGACATCACAGTATGTCAAATTGTCACTAACGGTCTCAGGTATATAACTGGTAAGGACACAATTAGGCATATCAAAAATAAAGAGTTGGCGTTTACAAAGTTTACGCCAAATTCAATGAGACGGTATGTAAAGTACTCTGCGTACGGCTACACACCTTCTGCAGAAACTCTTGCTGAGCTAGTTAAGTTCTATTCTGACAACCCAACAAAGTACACTACTATGGACGATCAATATGATCACATCGTATAACACTCACCCGCTAAGATTGGCTAGTGTGATGGGCGCAAAGCCTTATTGCTTCTACGAACCAAAAACAGACTCGCACCTTTGCTTTTGGCATGGTCTCATAATGACTAGGAACCAGGGCCTGGCACTTGCAAGCGAGGTCTTCTTGAAGATTGCAACAACAACACAGATGAAGGTTTCTTTATTCAATGAATTCAAACTACTCAACATGTCATTGAACAATGGTGGTGGAATTATCAAGGACATCGAATCTTGGGATCCATCGCGCCACTGGACTTACATATTCAAGACTGTAACTGAGAAAACATCTGCAGCACAAAAAGAAAAAGTCGGGATTGTCGATGTATTGAATTGGTTTAACATTTACAACATGGACGAAAATGGACAAATTGATCGCTAAATTAGTAGTGCC